AAAATGTTTGTTAGATCACCGATCAAAACTGCTATGGAAGGTGACTTCGATACAGGTAACATGAGATTTAAAGCTAGAGAAAGATACTCTTTTGGATTCTCAGATCCAAGATGTGTATTTGGTAACGGAAATCTACCAACTAGCTAATAGATTATAAATCTATCAAGAAGGGGCGGTGTTTTACATCGCCCCTTTTTTTATGTATAATGAAAAGACCTAGAATAAATAATTTTGTAGACTGGCTAGGCAGACGGGTATAGAGACTACAAAATTAAAAGCTATACAAAGGAGAACATTATGGCAAATACAACATTTTCAGGACCAGTAAGATCAAAAAATGGTTTTATTAATATAGGTCCTGGTGCAGTTAAGGCTGTAACTTTAGCAACAGATTTAACTGTTGCTGATCATGCAGGAAGACTTGTAACTATGGATCCTGCAGCTACACCAACTGCAATCACAATACCTGCAATTAATGCTACAGCTGATGCAGCAGTAGCAGGAGCAAGTGATCCTAACAACCCAAGCACAATTGGTACAACTTTTGAAATTCTTTTTATTGATAATTTCACAGGAACTATCAAGACTGCTAACACTGCTGACAAATTTGTTGGTGCTGTTACAGTTGGTATCACTGCGTCAGTAGCTGGTAAACAATTCCAAGTTTCAACAGGCGATAATGAAGTTAATCTTAATGGTGAAGCTGGTGGATCTAACGCTACAACAGGTGGTTTGAAAGGTTCAAGAATCAAATTTACTGCAATCGCAGCTAACTTATATGCTGTGGAAGGTCAGTTACTTGGTAATGGAACAATTGCAACACCTTTTGATGCACAGTAATAAATAATTAGTGGCTCCTTCGGGAGCCACAAACAAAGGAGAATTTTATGGCAGTAAAAGCCGATATACAAGCGACAAGAGTTGCAGGCACTGCTAGTGCAACTGTTGTTATTTCTACACCCGTAAGATTAAAAGCTATTTCTATAGCATCTGACGGAACTGGTGCTGGACAAATTCAATTAAATACAAACTCATCATCTGGTGGTACAAATTTATTAACTATGGATGTACCATCTGGAGATATAATTAATTTTTCATTACCTGAAGATGGAATCTTATTTCCAAATGGAGTTTATTTATCAACTGCAACAAAAGTTACTGCAGTAACATTATTTACCGATAAATTTTCTGGTCCAAACTTAACTGGACAGAATGGATAATTATGAGTGGTGGTGGAAGTTTTACAAGTGACCAGTCGGTAGCACATGCTACTTCAACTGCACAAATGGTTGCTCTAAATAAAAGAGCAAGACTTACCTCAATACAAGCAAAAGGTAATAGTGCTAGTGGATCAATTATTTTTAAAAGTGGAGGAGCTTCTGGCACATTAATTGCTACATTTTTATTTGGAGAAGAGGGTTTAGATATGTTTATTCCAGGATCAGGTATATTGTTTGAAGATGGAATTCATGCAACAATTGGTGGAACTGGTGGTGTAACAATAACATTTACGTAAGATGTATAAAAAATTAAATCTTGGTGGTAAAATTTGTTTTGATAAGGATAATCCAAAAATACAAAATATCCTTCCAGAATCAATAAAAAACCCAAAAGCAATAGCAGCGAAAGGCGGTATGTTAAAACTCAAAAGAGGCGGAGATAATATGCCAGCTCGTAATAAAAAAAATTTTAGACCTACTGAAAAAGGGGCTGGCATGACAAAAGCAGGCGTTGCTGCTTACAGAAGAGCTAACCCAGGATCTAAATTAAAAACTGCAGTGACAGGCAAAGTTAAACCGGGATCAAAAGACGCTAAGAGAAGAAAATCATTTTGTGCAAGATCATTAGGACAAATGAAAAAATTCCCAAAAGCCGCAAAAGATCCTAATTCAAGATTAAGACAGGCGCGAAGAAGATGGAAATGTTAACGCAGATCCTTAAAAAAATTTTAGGATTTGATATACTTGAGAAAAGAGTTAGAGTTTTAGAAAGAAAAAACTACTGGAGAGAAAAGTATAAACATGGCTTATCTAAACGCAAACATACCTCCGATATATTGTAAAGTTCGAAAAGAATATCTTTATGACATGGACAAAAAATACAAAAAACTTAGTAGTGATTGTGTTATCTTTGGTCTTACTTCCATTTCAGGTCGCGCTTTATTATTTAACATTATGTTGCCAAATGGGGCTTGCTATTGGAGATTACCTATTTCAGCGTTTTTTCAAAAAGAATTTGAAAGATCACAAGTTCCAGATATGGAAGTATCAGAACTTGAATTGTGGAATTGTTTTAGTTATTGGCCTAGTGTCCATTGTTTTGATTGGTTGGATGGTTTAAATGGTAAATATCTGGGTATTAATAAAAAATTTTATCATGGAAAATATCTGTTCACGATTGATTGGGCGAGTCCTGACACAAACATCTTGGATACCGAACACTCTGAAATACCTCAAGAACATAAGTGTGCACATATATTGGCTCTTAATAACGGCAATTTTGCTGGTCAGCCTAATAATCGCCTTTTGTGGCATGTTAATAGCTACACTACTGATAACAGCTGGCCTGACTATAAAGTCCAAACTACCTATTGGGATGCAGAGGACTCTAGCATGGTTACAGAAGATAGTGATAAAATGTTTTACCAAATGGAGAAAAAAAAATGAAAGCAATTTGTTTTAGTTGTTTACACGTGTGTCACTGCCCTGGAAAGGGAACAATTGGAGATTGTCCATCTTGTGATTGTAATTTTTGTAATCATGAAACACAAATTGTAAAGGAGGAAAATATGGTAAAAAAAATTATTGAATGGATTAAATGGCCATTTAAAAAAGTCAAAGATTGGCTTTGGTCAAAATAATTTATGAGTAAGAAACCACTTAACATATCGGAGGAGGCAGCTGTCCAAATGCCTATGAAGACAGTTGCCTCTTTAATCATCATCGTAGCACTCGGCACCATGGGCTATTTTCAAATGGTAGAACGTCTAAATCAACACTCAACAAGATTAGAGTTGATGGAAAAAGATTTAACAGAGAATACTGACTTTAGAATCAAATGGCCGCGGGGCCAACTTGGTTCGCTTCCTGCAGATAGCGAACAATTTATGATGATTGAAGATCTATATAAAACTACAGATAAATTAAATAAACATATTGAAAATATGGCATTAAACAAAGTAAACATCGAGTTTTTAAGAAAACAAATGGATAAGGTATTAGAAGATATAGAAAATTTAAAAGACGAAGCTAGAGATATGCACTACAAGAACGG